CCCGACAACCCGCTCAGTTCTTTCACAGACGCAGCCGCCCTCGAGGCGGAGATTGCAAAGGCACAGGCGGTCCTTGATTGGACCGACGACCACCGCGACGGCGGCACGGTCACGGTTGCCGGCGAAGAGAAATACTACGACGCCGACGCCGTGAAACAAATCCGCGCCAACGCTCGCGCCCTGGTCAAAGCCGGGCCGAAGCAGCAGGAATACATCCGCGTCCGCGAAGCTACGCTTCCGGAGGCGAAGGCGTTCTACCCCGAGTTCTTCCAACAGGGGACCAGCGCCCATCAATTCCTCCAGGCTACGCTCAAGCAATATCCGTCCATCGTCAGCTTCCCGAATTGGGAGCTCATCGTCGGCGACGCGTTTGCGGGACAACAACTGCGCATGGCACGTGTCGAGCAGATGCAAAAGCGAGCATCGGCCGACAAGACCAAGAAAGCACCGGCCAAAGCGGAAGCGGCGACGGGGAAAATCCCCAAAACGCCGAGCCCTTCAGCCAGTCCCAAAGTGTCCAGTTCATCGAGCGCGGCCCTGCGGCAAAAGGCCGACACTGCGCTCAAGGCCCGAGGCGATCGCAACGCCCTCGAAGCATTCATGGAGAGCATCGTGTGATGCCCCTCCAACCAAGATTCCAAACAAACATTTCCCAAGGAGGAAAATAAGATGGCTGAACTTCTCATTACCAATCAGGTCGGAGCACGCGAGGATCTCGCGGACCTGATCGCCGTCGCCGATCAAAAGTCGACGCCGCTGCTCAGCATGGCTCGCAAGAGCAAAGAACCCACCAACCCGCTTTTCAGCTGGCTGGTCGACGCAATGAACGAGCCCGTCCTCGACGGCGTTCTGAGCAACCAAGACGCAACCACCTTCGCCAACCCGGCGGCCAACCGTGCACGCCTCTACGGCCGCATCCAGAAGATGTGGCGTCTGCCCAAGGTCGACGACCTCGCCGAGTCCGTCTCGGATGTCGCCGGCATCGGCCGCAAACGCGAGATGGCTCGCGCCGTCACCCGCTCGTTGCAGGAACTCGCTCGTGATCTCGAGTCCGTGTTCTGCTCCGACCAAGACAGCACCGAGCAATCCGGCGCCACCGCTTACAAAACGCGTGGCCTGGGGAGCTGGATTCGCGCAACGGCACAATCAGACACCGGCACAGCAGTTCCGACCGCGTATCTGACCCCGGCCGCCTCGATCAGCACGACTGCGACCAACAGCATCACGGACACCACGATCCAGGCGCTGCTCCAGTCCATCTACGAACAAACCGGCAAGTCCAAGAGCTACACGCTCCTCTGCGGACCCACGCTGAAGCGCCGCTTCACCGGGTTCCAGCAGGTTCAGTTCGGCTCGGCCAACACCGGCGCCGTCGTCCGCACGTTCAATCAGAACAGCGAGGACATGAGCTACTACGCGAAGGTCGACGTTTTCGTCGGTGACTTCGGCGAGTTGGCTCTCACCCCGTCCCTGTTCCTGGCCAAAGACCAAGTCACAGCTTCCCAGCTGCGTCGCGGTTACATCCTCGACATGGATGGCGTCCACATCCGCTACAACCGTCGCCCGCGCTACATGCCGCTTGACGACGCCGGCGGAGGCCCCCGTGGCATCGTCGACACCATTGCTGCGCTTCAGGTGGATAACCCCCTCATGCACGGCAAGATCGCCAGCACCGCGGACTAATCGGAGGAAATCATCACTATGACAACTAACGTATTCCGCAGCGTCAACGAAGCCCCCCGTGGCTTCAACTACCGCTTCGTCATCACTCACACTGATCTGACCGAAGCCACCGACAACACCGCGCAGGACATCACCCTGATCACCCTGCCGGCCTACTCGGTCGTCAAGTCCGCGGCCACCTACTTGAAGACCCCCTTCGAGAAGACCGGCACCGCGGCCTACAACACCAACGTGCTCATCGTGGGCGACAGCGGCGACACCGATCGCTTCATCGCCTCGCAAGAGCTGAACAAGAACGGCACCGAGATCCTGGCCAAAGCCAATGCGGCCTCGACCGTTCCTCACGCTTACGCGACGGCAACCGCCGTGGTCGCCAACTTCGCCTCCATGGCGAGTTACGACCTGGCCGAGCTCGACGCCGGGGAGCTTCACATCTTCCTCGAAGTCGCCCAGCTCGACAGCCTGACCTGATGAGGTAGCACGCACATTTGCGCCCCTGGGCATGTCGCCAACTCGGCAACAACTCATGGTGGGATTCAGGGAAAGATCCCAGGGGCGCAAAAGCGTGTTCCTTCATTCACATCCTCTCTCGGTAGGGACGGCTGGCCCAGCCGTCCGGTCTCTTCGTCTTTTCGTCTCTTAGTCTCTTATGCTCGATCTGGACACCGAACTCGGCGCCCTCGTCAAAGAGGAACTAAAACGCGGCTGGTATGCCCAAGCCGTCAACGCCCGCGCCCGGCAGATGCGCATTGCCCAGGCCAACGCCGTCCTCGAGCACGCCCATATCGAAGGGGTAGGGCAGCACGTGGCGAGTATCGACGCCTTCGCCTTCTACGACTGGGAACGCCGCAACCCCGGGATCACCCGCGACAAAGACTGGCTCAAGAGCCTCCTCCGCGACAACCCCGACTGCCGCGTCGAATCCAAGTCCGCCAAAACCCAAGTCAGCTTCGCCGGCATGGACTTCAACCCATCCGAGCCAACGGGCATCTGCCCGTCTGACACCTCAAATCTCCAATCTCCAATTTCCGATGTAGCGGCGCCGTCCCCGGCGCCGGCCGTTTCTGACTGTCACCTGTCACCTGTCTCCTGATCCCTATGCTTTCAGACGGCTACAACTACGAAGCCACCCTCGGCAAACCCACGCCCGAAGACATCCGCGGCTTCCTCCTCAACATCCAGGAGGCAGAGTCGGATGTTAGCGGCTACCTCGACAAAAAGCAGCGCAACTACGAAGTCCGCCACGCCATCTGGTCCGGACAATCCCCCGACGGACGCAAACACACCGCCGCCCTCGGCCGCCAGGCTTTCCCCTGGGAAGGCGCCAGCGACGCCCGCGTCCGCCTCGCCGACCAAATCTGCAACGAGAACGTCGCCCTCCTCACCAACGCCTTCTTCCGCAGCAAACTCCAGCTCCAGCCTGTCGAATCCGGCGACTACGCCGCCAAAGTCAGCGCCGAGACCGCGCTGAAATGGATGCTCTTCCAACACTGCGCCGACGACCTCCGCCGCGAAGTCGAACTCCTCGCGCAAATGCAGGAGCAATACGGCCTCGCCATCATGGGAGTCTTCTGGCGCCGCACCACCCGCACCGAATCCAAGACCATCACCCTCGACCAGCTCGCCGCCATGCTCGCCGAAACCGGCGACCCCATGATCCAGATTCTCCTCGAGAGCATCATGGACCCGCTCCAGGAGGACGACGCCAAGCAAATGCTCAGCGACCTCTTCGGCCCGGCTGCCGGCAAAGTCAGCTGCGTCCGCGACCTGCGCAACACCGGCGCCTGCACCTACGAAAATCCCTACCTCTTCGAGAACCGCCCCGAATTCGTCGCCCTCGAGCCCTGGGAGGACATCTATTTCCCCGCGCAAACCGCCGACCTGCAACGCGCCCGCTACGTCGCGTGGAGGGAACTTGTCACCGAGACCGAGCTGCGCGAACGCATCGTCACCGACGGCTACGACGAAGCCTTCGTGACGGAGGCCCTCAAGCACAAAGGCGCCTACCGCCGCCCCATCCGCAACTACTACCGGCAAGAGCTAATTAACCTCGAGACCGAGCGCGAGATGATCGAGCTCTGGCACTATTATCAAAAGCAGTTCAACAAGGACCAAACCACCCGCGTCCATTACACCGTCCTGCACGAATCCGTCGCGGACGAAGTCGCCGTCAGCGAACTCCTCCCGTATAGCCACGGCGACTACCCCTTTGTCGAATTCGCCCGCGAACGCATTTCCCGCAACCTCCTCGAATCCCGCGGCGTCCCCGAGCTCCTCGAGAGCCAGCAGTATGAGATCAAGACCCAGCGCGACTTCCGCAGCGACCGCGCCGCCGTCGCCGTCCTCCCCCCCGTCCGCGTCCCCGCGAACCGCGGAAAACTAAATCTGATCTTCGGCCCCGGCGCCCAGATCCCGGAGCGTCGCCCGAACGAATTCGGATGGATGGACCCACCGAGATTTGATTCGGGAACCATCGAGATCGAAGCCGCCACCCGCCGCGACGTGGACGAATACTTCGGCCGCTTCAGCGCCAGCGTCCCGCAGCCGCTCACCATGCTGACCCAGCAAACGATGGTCGACCGCTGGCTCCGCAGCTGCAAAGCCGTCATCGCCCAGGCCTTCGCCTTGATGCAGCAATACCTCTCGGACACCGAGATCGCCCGCGTCGCCGGCGCCATGCCCGCGCCCTTCCAAGTTTCCCGCGAAGCCATCCAAGGCCGCTACGACCTCGTCACGGAATTCGACGTCCGCGATCTCGACGCCGAAGTCCTCGGCAAAAAGCTCGAATACATCGCCAAAGTCGCCGTCCCCCTCGACGTCGCCGGCGTCATCGACCGCGCCGGATTGGTCAACTTCATCGTCGGCGCCGTCGACCCGAGCCTGGCGTCCATGATCGTCCGCAGCGAACAAGTCGCCACGGCCAAAGAAGCCGAAGACGAACAGCTCGCCCTCACCAAGATCGCCGCCGGCGTCGAACCTCCGCTCCCCGAACAAGGCGTCAACCCCCAGCTGAGATTGCAAGTCCTCCAAGGCGCCATCCAGGCGAACCCGCAACTCCAGCAACGCTACGCCGGAGACGAAATCTACAAAGGCATGGTCGACGCCAGAGCCCAAGCCTTGCAGTTCCAAATGACCCAAATCCAAAACGCCCAAATCGGCCGCACCGGCGCCGTCCCCGCGCTCGCCTCCCAGCCGCAATCCATGGGCGGAGCCTTCGCCGCCCGCGGCGCCACCGCAACCCCCGCCGCCGCATAGCTCTCGTCACTCGTCACACGTCACTCGCCACTTCCTAATGAATCCGAACGTCCAAGTCAGAAACATTCCCGGACTGAACATCCCTCAGCATACGACCGTTGAGCTGAGCTACGTCTCGACCACGAACAATCTTTCCAGCGTCGTCTACAAAGAGGGGACCAACACCGTCGCCACGCTGACCTTCACCTATGTCGGCGGCACGCCGACAGCGGACGACGCCCGCATAGCCACCGTCATCCGCTCTTAAATCTCAAATTTCTAATTTCCAATGGGCTTCGCTTTCAATCCGCTGACCGGCAACTTCGACTTCACCGGCACCGGTGGAGGCGGCGGCTCTGCCTTCTTTGCTGGCGAAGTGGCAACCTATGCGGATCTCCCGCTCGACGGCACGGCGGCGCTGAACTCGCGCTGGCTCGTCCGGTCGAATTCCGGCACCTGGCCCTTCTCGTCCTACAAACAAGCCGGAATCTACATCCGCACGGCGACCGCAGGCGTCTCGCGTGATTCTGACTATACGCTCACGGACACATCTTTCCACGATGTCATGTCCGACAGCGCCTTCCTGTTGTTCAGTGATGGAGATGCCACCAAGAACTTAAAGTTCCAACTCTCCGGCATCACCACCGGCACGACCCGCACCATTACCATCGCCAACCGCTCCGGCACCAATGTCGTCAGCGACACCTCCGCCGGCAGCGGCTCCGACGTGGTCAACAACATCGTGAGCCTCACCCAAGCCGAATACAACGCCATCGGAAGTCCCGACGCGGCCACGTTGTATCTCATCACCGATCCCTGACCTATGGCTCTTCTCCAAAAAGGTTATCTCGGCAGCACTCCGCTTTGGAAGAACGTGGATTGGTTTGAGGAGTCCTACACTCTCGTCAACTCCGGCGCCGAAGTGTCGCTCACCGCAAACACCTCCGCGCACACCAAGGGATCGTATTCCGAACTCATCGCATCCACGTCCGCCAATGCGGGTCTGCTGGTGCTCATGGTGCAGGACATCAACACGGCCAGCACCAATACCGCTACGCTCATTGACATCGCCACCGGAGCCAGCGGCTCCGAGACAGTCATCATTTCTAACCTCGCTGTTGGCGGCGCAGTCACCACCGCAGGTCCGACAGGTATCGCGGTCGCCGTTCCTTTCAAAATCGCCAGCGGCACACGTCTCTCGGCCCGTATTCAATCCGTTGTCACGGGCGGCAAAACCGCCACCGCCCAAGTATTCCTGCTCGATGTCGGCGGCGATTATGCCACCGCCCCGACCAGCGTGGACGTCATCACGGGCGACACCGCTACCAGCCAAGGCATCAGCTTCAGCGGCTCCAGCGGCACATGGGTGCAAGCTATTGCTTCAACCTCCCGCGCCTACCGCGCCGTCGCCTTTGTCCCATCGCTTCACAACAGCAGCATCGCCAGCATCAATCCACAATTCGACATCGGCGTTGGCGCATCTGGCAGCGAGCAAACATTTGGCGTTAGCATTGCCAACTACAACTCCAACGAGTTTGTGCAGTCGACCCCGCCGTATCTCTCGCTCTTCGGTCGCAACATCCCCAGCGGTTCACGCCTCGCCGTAAAACACAACATCGCAGCCAACCCCGACAGATACGGCTTCTGCCTCATCGGCATCCCATAACATGAACTGGCACCTCCTCTATAACTCCACGACCGGCCAAAGCGTCAGCATCGGCACCGTCATCGCCGACCCGCTCCCCGCTGGCATCACCGCCCTCCCGCTCACCGACGAGCAAGGCGAAGGACTGCAAAACGGATCGCTCATCTGGGACGTCGCCAGTCGCACGCTCATCCCCACGCCGCCGCCAGCCGTTACCGCCGCCGAATGGGTCGAGCAGCATCTTACCAGCACGCAGCTCCACGCCCTGAGCGACCTGCGCCTTTCCCTCGTCCTCGCCGGCAAACCCCTCGGACCGCTCATGCAATCCCTCCGCGACTGGACGAGCCAACTCATCGTCGCCTCGGCCGCCGATCCATCCCCGCGCAACGACTGGCCACCGGCCCCGTGCACCTACGCACAAGCCAGCAACGAAGCCCTCGCCGACCTCAACCCCTTAGCGCCTTAGTGTCTCCGTGAGAACAGTCACCTTACAAAGCATCCTCTTGAGAGCCTGGCAGAGAGTCGGCAACGACGCCTCATCCATCTCCAACATCCCGAGCGGTGCGCAGACCATGCTCGTCGCCGCGGCGAACGACGCCATCGAGGCCTGCTGGACCTGGGCCGATTGGCCCGAACTCTGCCGCATCGAAGAACGCACCATCCAGGGCAACGCCACCACCGGCTACTACATCGACTACGAACAGTCCGGCGAAACCGCCATGGGCGAAGTCTTCAACATCTACCGCGACAACCCGAATACCCACGCCGCACCCCGCGAACTGCAATACACCCTCTTGGGCGACAGCATCCGCTTCCCCGACGACGCGGAAATCCCCACCACCGCCTGGGTCCGCTACCGCCTCCGCCCCGACACCTACACCACATCGAATCTCTCGGCCACCGTCCCCGCGGTCCTCTCCAAAGCCGTCGGCTACTACCTCACCGCCGCGCTCCTTGAAGAAGACGGCCAGCTCGACAAATCGACCCTCATGGAAAGCAAAGCGGAGACCGAACTCATCACCGAACGCGACAAATTTTACTTCCAGCAACAACAACCGCAAACCTGGTCCGCCCGGGTCAACTACTACTGATTATGCATCCTAATGTAAGAACCACAAATAGACAGTCCGGCAGCGTCCTGATCGCCAACACGAACGAAGTGACCGGAGAATTCGTCAGCATCGACAGCCTGGACAACGCCACGAAATTCGAAGTCCTGACCGGCAACGCCACCGGCATCGCCAACGCGACCAGCGGCAGCGCCACCGCCATCCCGGCCGGCACGACGATCGACGGCATCTTTACCGCCATCAAACTCCACGCCGGCAGCGTCATCGCTTACCGCAAATAGCCATGAGTGCCGAGCATTCCACACTTAGCACATTGGAGAGGGGACTGCTCGGCACAGTCGCCACCACCGGCACCGTCGCCGTCAGCTTCATGCAGACCCTCGAAGTCTACCTGCGCGTCGCCGGCCTCGGCATCGGCCTGGCCATCGGCGTCGTCACCCTACTTTCAGTCATCCGGGACTACCGCCGGAAATCATAAGGAGAAACAAAACCATGCGTAACTGGAAAACGAGCCTCTTAGGGGTTCTCACAATCATCGCCTCGCTCTCGACCGCCGGCCGCGAGTTCTTGGCCAATGGCACCATCCCCGACCTCGGCCTCGTCGGCGCAAGCCTACTCGCCGGATGGGGCTTAATTGTAGCCAAAGACGGCACCGCCCGACTCTGAACGTCGACGACATGCGCACCATGGCAATCAAATGGATCGCGGCGGCCATCCTCTTGGCCGCCTTCGCCCTACTCGCCACCGGCTGCGTCACGCTCGGCTACGACTTCATCAACCAACGCGCCACCGTCACCTTCGACGGCAAAACGGTGAAGGAACCAAGCAAGTGATCCCCCGGACACGACCACAGCAGAAACGCGATCAGACGCTGGCCCAGCTCAAAGCGGCCAACGTCAGCGATCCCGTCTGCTTGGTCGGCATCCGCGGCTACTACCGGGACTCGATGGGGGCGAAGGGCAAGAACGACCGCGGACTCTACGACGACGCCATCATCCTGGTCAGCGCCAACGCGCACGTCGCCTTCAATGCCAACGTCGACCCGGCGGCCTCCGGGTTCAACCCCAAGGCCCGCAAAGGCTACGCGAGTCTGAAGCCCGGCGTCTGGCGCTACCGCCTGGGCAAACACGGCATCCGCCGCGGCAACCCCTACAAGGCGCTCGTCCAAGCCGACGCCGTGACCGTCCAACGCGACGGCGGACAAGAAGAAACCGGATGGTTCGGCATCAACATCCATCGCGGCGGAATGACCCGCACCAACAGCGAAGGCTGCCAGACCCTGCCGCCCGCCCAGTGGCCCGCGTTCATCTCCCTGGTCGAAAGCGAAATGCGGCGCAACAACGCCAAAACCGTCAGCTACGTCCTGACCCATCCCCGCAAGGATCTGGTCTGACTACTGCCAACTGACTACTGACAACTTCCTCATGGCTCTCGAATCTCCAGTCCAACGCGACGGTGACGCCGGTTTCCTCGGTTTCGCTTCTCGCTTGAACCCGCTGACATTGCCCGCCGGAATGTTGCAAGACAGCGTGAACATGCGCTTGGATCGCGGAGTCGCACAGACCCGCAAAGGATCAAAGCGTCTTACCGACAGCATCGGCACGACCGGCGCCCCGCTCACTCTCGACTTCACCCTCGGCACCGACAGGACTGTCACCTCAATCACCCGCGCCTCAACCACGGCCACCGTCACCGCAACCGCGCACGGATTCACGACCGGCGACCAAGTCAACATCCGTGGCGCCGATCAGACCGACTACAACGGCGACTACATTGTCACGGTGACAGACGCCAATACTTTCACCTACACCGTGAGCGGCAGCCCAGCGACACCGGCCACGGGAACCATAGTTGCAAACAACGGACCCGAAGTGCGCGACAGCTACGAAGGCGGACTGTATGCGGCCGGAGTCTTCGCCTCGCAGAACTACGACAACGCCAACGAATATATCGTCCTCGCTGGAAGCGACAGCGCGACCCTCTGGCGTCAAGGACAGTCGCCGGTAGTCAAAACCTACCCGACATCTCCGTCCGAGAAAATCGAAGGCACCGACACCGTCAGCATCGTCCAAGCCTTCGACCGACTTTACATCCTGCGCGAAGCCGACCGCACTGTCAGCGGCTGGGAGGAAAAGCTCACGACCGCCTCCGGCATTACCGTCAGCTCGACCACAGCGACGGTCAACGTCACGGCCCACGGCTATCCAGCCGGTGCCCGCGTCCGCATTGAAGGCAGCACCACGCCAGCATTCGACGGCCACGAATACGACATCGTCAGCAGCTCAACCAACAGTTTCACCATCACCGTCCCGTCCGGCACCGCTACTCATGCCGCTGCGACCATCAAGGTCCGGCGCGTGAAGCCTCCGATCTATTGGGACGGCGGAAGCGGCCAGTTCGTCCGCGCCTCCGCAGGTGTTCCGGCCGAAGGCGTCACCTACACGCGCATGCCGAGTGTCGGCTGGGCGAGCTACCACAACAACAGATTGTGGATCGCCAAAAACCGCGACACCGTTGGCATTAGTGACGTTCTTGACCCTGACCTCTACGATCCGTTCTGGAACTCTTTCCGCGCAGGCGCAGGCGGCGACGACCGCATTGTCGCCGTGCATCCTTGGGTTGATGGGCAGGCGTTGGTGTTCTGTAGGAAATCTATCTGGCTGGCGGTCCTTAACCAATTCAGCAGCACGGACGGCAGCGACTTCTCCGTCGATACTCCGGTCAGTGGCCTCACGCTTCTTACGAACGAGATCGGCTGCAGCGCCCGCAACACCATCGTCACGGCCGGATCGTTTGTCTTCTTCCTGAGTGACGCAGGCATCTACCGCCTCGACAGCCGCCTTGACTTGAAACTTCGCGGCGACACCAAGCCTCTTAGCGAACCAATCGCTGACCTATTCAGCACCGTCGTCCAAAGCCGCGTGGAGAAATCCGCCTTCGGCATCTGGCACAACAACCGCTACTTGGTCGCCCTTCCAACCAGCGCCGATCCGCTGGACGGCAACCAGCTCGTCCTCGCATGGAACGCACTTAACGAGCAGTGGGAATACAGGGACACCTATCCGAGTAGCGCCAGCGTCAACCAGATCCTCGTCGCCACCTACGACAACCAACGCCGTGTCTTCTCCGTCCCGCGCTCCGGCAACCTCTACCTCCTCGAAGAAGTCACCGCAGCGACTGATGACAATGCGGTCAATGCAGGCACCAGCCCCGTCACCGGAAGCCTCAAGACGCGCCGCTACGACTTCGGCGACATGCACTCCAAGCGATTCCTAAGAACCATCGCCGATGTCGTCATTCCGGCCAGCGCCAGCGTCACGACCAAGATCAGCACGATCAACCCTGACACCGAAACGACCATCGGAACTCTGACAAACAGCAACGCAAGCAGCGAAGACTACAACATGAAAAGTCCGGTTCGCTACAAAGCGCACAGCGCCGAAGTCATTTACGAAACATCCAACGGCCGACCGGAGATCCGCTCGGCCAGCATCGAGGCATCGCCGAAATCTCTGCCGCCTACTGAGACAAGGAATGCGGCCTAAAAGACGAAATGAATTTCCAAACAATAACGACTGAGCCGAGCGCAGCGAGACAGGCTGCGGCAAAGCAAAGCCAAACCCGATCAGCAGCATAATTCCTATGGCCTCCTACGCATACACATTCACCAGCGGCGACACTATCACCCCGACCAAGCTCAACAACGCCCGCACCGTCAGCGACATCGTCAACGCTGACATCAAAAGCGATGCGGCCATTGCCGGAACAAAAGTTACTCCAGATTTTGGAAGTCAAAACATTGTAACAAGTGGAAGCTCTGGAGTTGGAACATCAACGCTAACACAAAAATTTGAGGTATCCGGAGGTAACGTCCGCATTAGCAGTGCGTCTCAACCTGAATTGATAATTAACAGCACCGCTTCTGGCTCTTACAAGGGCAAGGTTGTTTTCAAGAATTCCGATGCTTCCAAGTGGGAAATTGGAGTTGATGCTGCTGGAAACGGAACAAACAATTTGTATTTTTACGACAACTCCAGTTCTTCTGAAAGAGCACGTTTTGACAATTCTGGTAATTTTATTGTTGGAACATCCCCAGCTCTGAACGTGTTTAGTGGGTCTTCAGACGGAGTAACGCTTGAGCGTGTTGGTCTAATATCCGCGTCGCGCGACGGAGAGCGAGCTGGATATTTTCGCCGCAGAAATTCAAATGGCGAAGTCGTTGGCTTCTTACGCGACACCTCACAAGTCGGATGGATTTCTGTCACAACCACAGGCGCCACCTACAACACGCTTTCAGACTACCGCCTCAAAACAAACGTGGAACCGATGGTCGGCGGACTGGCAAAGCTAAACTCGCTGGCTCCGAAGACCTTTGAGTTTATCTCGCAGCCAAACGTCAAGGTGGACGGGTTTATCGCCCACGAAGTTCAAGACGTAGTTCCGATTGCGGTGACCGGCGAGAAGGACGGCGCTGAAATGCAGGGTATGGACAACAGCAAGCTGGTCCCGCTGTTGGTCGCCGCCGTGCAGGAGCTATCCGCCAAGGTGGACACACTGGAGGCCGCGCAATGAAGCAGCAACTCGCCGAACTAATTGAGGCGTATGCCTCGGCTCGCGTGAGCGGGAACCGGATGCTGATGGAATACGCCGCAGGGAAACTTAACGAACTCATGGCGGCTATCGAAGTTGCGGTGCCGAAGGAGATTTTGGAACAACAAGCAGGAGAAAAACTATGAGCTTAGACAACTGGATGGATTTGATTAGCTGGGCGCTTATGTCCGGCGGGTGTTCGCTTGGAATTTTTAGGGCTATCGGCCGCGCCCTTGGTTTCGGCGGCGGTGGCGGTAGCAGCATCACCTACAACGCGCCGCAACCAGCCGCACCAACGCCGATTGACTACAATGCCATGTATGCCGCTGCCACGCGCAGCGCCATCGACACCATGCGCGAGGAGGAGGAGCAGCTTAAACGCCTCTACCCGACCATGGTCGGACTTCAATTTGGAACAGTCAACGAGCTGGCTCGCGGGCTGGACAACGAATACCTCGGCAGGGCGCGCAGCGTCATCGGCGAGGAGCTGCTGGCGGCTTCGCAGCCAAACCAGATCGAGGCAATGCTTCAGCGTCAGGCGCAGGACGAGCTGGCCCTCGGACGCTCGCTCTCGCCGGAGCAGGAACGCGCGGCCCAGCAATCCGCCCGCGCTGCCTTCGCTGCTCGTGGCCTCGGCGCCAGCGCCGGATCGTCGGCCGCCGAGATCCTCAACCGCGATCAGTTTGCCCAGCAACGGCTTGACCAGCGGCGCCAGTTCGCCCTCGGCGCCAACCAGCTCGACCTCGCCCGCCGCCAACGCCGTCTCGGATTGGCCGGTGGATACGCCGACCTCGATCCGTATGCGCGGGCTACTGGTCCGGCGTTCCAAGTTGGATCTGCGAACACCGGACAAGGGCTGCAAGCTATCGGACAGACGTTTGGCAATGCGCTGCAAGCGAGCGGGAATGTCCAGAGCTTCAATACCAATATGCAGGCCGGTCTCTACAATAGCTGGCAGAACAACAATGCGGCGGTCCAGGGCGCAAACATGCAGTCTCGCGCCATGCGTGATGCAGCAAGAATGGGCATGATTGGCAATATCATCGGCGCCATCTCCGACAAGCGGGAGAAGAAGAACATCAAGAAGCTGGGCAAGGCTGGCAAGGTGCTCGGGCTGACGGCTTACGAGTTCCAATACAAGGGCGACAACGGAGAGAAGCGCGTGGGCTTTATGGCGCAGGATGTCAAGAAGGTGCTGCCGGAGGCGGTGGCCGAGGTGAACTACAAGGGCAAGAAACGCCTGGCGATCAAGCCGGCCGTGATCGGCGCGGCCCTCGCCCAAGAATTGCTGTCGGCCAAGGCGGCTTAATCAATCAAGGAGAATACTACTATGTTTGCATACAACCCAGGAGTCTACGATGAGGGCGGACAAATCTTGTCCCGCGCCGCAACCAATGCCGCTGCAACAAATGCCGCCGGAATAGAAAATTTCGGCCGGATCATCGGCGACAAGATTAAAGAAGCCGGACAAGCAGCCGCCGGTTTCGCCATGGGCGGACCCGCCGGCGCAGCCATGGCCATGCAAGGCGGTGGTGGTGGTGGCGGAGGAGGAGGCGCGGATGACAGCGTGATCGGCAGCTTCGTCAGTGCCTATGCCAACAACAAAGCTCTCGAGGCGAAAGGCCAAGCCTACGGCGATTTCATGAAGCGGCACGGCGACCAGCTGGGATTTGATCCGGAATGGATCAAGGGCTTCCTCAGCGAATCCCCCCGCCAACAAGCCATGATCGGCGACAGCATCATCGGCATGCAAAACACCGGGCGCCAGCTCATGAACATGAATTACCTCAACGCGCAGATGGGTCCGCGGACTGCGGGACCGGCGACGGGGACGGGGGCGGGCGCCGCCGCGCCGCGGGAGAGTTTCACGTTCTGAAGAGACGAAGAGACTAAAAGACCAAGAGACTAAAGGACTAATACCATGGCGGAACCACGGATCATGTCGCCCAGGGAATACGGGCTGTCGATCGGCTATCAGCCGGGGCAGTCGATCGAGGGCGCGGAGTTGGCGAAGTTCAAGGCGGAATACGCGAAGTATCGCCAGGAGGCGATGACTTCTTGGCAGCTCCGGACGGATGACCAGGGGCGGATGGTGCGGGCGAATCCGACGACCGGGCTGGTCATGACGATGACGAATGCCCAAGGGCAACCGGTGATGGCGGGGACGTCGGGTAGCCAGGACCCTTATGCTGCTTATATGAATCCTACGGGTGTAAGCGGGGCCGATCCGGCGGCAGATATGACAAACTCGGCGGCGTTTGCCGGGGTGCAACCGACGGCTGCTCCCGCGGGGAATCCGGTGGTGCCGGTGAATGTGGCGCCTTCGGCGCCGCAGGGAGCATGGAGCATGGGGCAGGGAGCCCAAGCAGCAGCGCAACCGGCCTCGACGCCGGCGGCGGCACCGATGTTCCGCACGGAGGATGAGGTGGTGCAGGCGGCGCGGTCGGGTCAGCTGTCGCGTCAGCAGGCACAGGATATTTTGGTCAGGCAATTCGGACTCGATCCGTGAGCAGCCGATCCGCCAGCGCATTGCTTGATGCGGCGCTCGCCGTGCCGTTCGATCCGGAGGAAGAGGATCGGCGGCAGCTGGCGCTTGCGCGGCAGGCGACGTGGGACTCGGGGCCGATGCCGGATCAGCAGCTGGACATTGCGCCGGAACCGGCGTTCGTGCCGGACCCGCTCGTCCAGGCCGCGGACGCGGCCTTGAGCATGGAGCCGGGAGCAGGGAGCATGGAGCAAGGGCTCGAGCCGCCGCTACCGCAGGCGGATGAGGATTTGCCGCCAGTCGGCGGTGCGCCCGCGGGGGCGTCGGTGGGAGCGGGAGGCGCATCGCCGCGCCGTTCGGCTTCGGCTTTGTTGGCGGAGGTTTTGCCGGAGGAACCGGCAGGGGAGCAGCGGACGGCTGGGCCAGCCGTCCCTACCGAGGGGCCGCGGCGTTCGGCTTCGGTGCTTCTGGCGGATGTGCCGGAGGAGAGCAGTGCGCTGCGCAAGGCGGCGGATGTGCCGATTTTCTTGATGCAGGGGGCGACGACGGGGCTAAAGGCGCTGGCGGATGTGTTCGGCGCGGATTCGCCGGCGTCGCGGGAGTTTGCGGAGCGGCAGGCGTTTTGGCAGTCGCAACTTTCTCCCGAGGCGCAGGCTTCGCAGCAGCGGGTGGCGCAGATCCAGGCGGAGGCGGCGGACCAAGGGCTGATGGCGCAGCTGGGCGCCGCGGGCCGGGCGTTTGTGGAGTCGCCGACGGCGTTTGTGGCGCAGGGGCTGGGGACGATGGCACCGACGGTGGCAACGGGCGGGGCCGCTCGCCTGGTGGGCGCCGGTGCCGCGGGCGTGCAGGCGGCGCAGATCGCCACGGGTGCCGCGATGGGTGGCGGTATCGTAAAGGGGGAAATTTATCAGGCGGTCGAGCAGGCGATGTTGCAAGCGGGACGTTCGCCGGAGGAAGCGGCAGAGGCGGCGGCTACGGCGCAGGCTTACGGCGGGGAGAATCTTGACCAGATCCTGGCGGGCTACGGGCTCGGGGCTTTAGCTTCGGCGATCGGGGCGGAACGCCTGGCGGGTCGGGCGATCGCGGGCGCCGCGGGTCCGACGGGTGGCGTGCTGCGGGTGGCGGGGCGGACGGCTTTGCAGGAAGGTCTGCCGGAGGCGGCGCAGGGTAGCCAGGAACAGCTGGCGCGGAACTTGGCGCAGCAGCGTGAAGATTTTAATGTGCCGACGATGCGCGGCGTGGTCGGCGCCGGTGCGCTGGAAGGCTTGGCCGGTCTGGCGATCGGCGGTCCGGCGGGCGTGGCGGCGGGAGTGGGCGCCAGGATGGCGCCGCAGGGAGCAAGGAGCATGGAGCAGGGAGCCGGAGCACCGGCGGCCGCTGCCGCGGCGCCGGCACCGGTGCGGCGGGTGGTGGTGGAGCAAGATGATGTGTTTGGTGAGGCGACGACGACGGCGGTGGAGGAACCGGCCGCGGCGCCCGCACCGATGGGGGATGAAAGGTTTGCTCCGCCGGTGACTGAGCAGCGGCGGGTTAATTTTGCGATGCCGGATGACATGGGCACGGCGCCCGCGGCGGACATGGGCGCGGATGTGTTTGCGGGGGTGCCGCAACAACAGGCGCCGGTGGAACAGCCGACGGGTCCGCTCGAGCAGGGGGAATTGATGTCGGTGCCGCGGCAGGTTCCGCCGCCGATGCAGGCTTTGCGGTCGCGTCTGGATGTCGTCGATGCGGAGCTGAATGATTTGACCTTCAAGCCGGAGCTGACGCCGGAGGAGGAGGGGCGTTTCGAATTGCTCAACCGGCAGAAGGAGATTTTCGAACGGGCGCTGACGCGTCGCGAACAGGAGGCGATGACGCCGCGGGCGACGACGGCGGCCGTGGTGGAGGAGACTCCGGCAGCGGCGGCGCCGACATTGGTGGACTATGCCAAACAGAAGTTGACCGAGCAGGGGCGTCCGGTTCTGGCCGAAGCAATCACGACGGAGAAGGCAGCGCAGTCGTTCCGTGCGCAATACGAGAGGGATTTTCCGCAGGCAGCACGGCAGCCGGCGGCGCCGGAGGCGTTGCAGTCGATGGGGCAGGATGCTCCGGAGGCTGGGCCGGTGACGGTGGAGGATTTCGGCGAGGAGATTCCGGCGGCTCGCAAGCACATGGCGCAACCGTTGGGACCGCGGGAGGGCACGGCCAAACCGCAGGATGAACGGCCGGCTTGGTTGCGGAAGTATGTGGCGGGGCAGAGACTTTACACGCGGTTCAATGCTCCGCGGCCGGAGCTGGTCGGGCAGGAGACGGGCAAGTGGACGCTGATGCGGACGGATGGCGGGCGGGTGCGTTCGCCTGATTTCGATACGGAAGCGGAAGCGATGGCAGCCGTGCCGATGCTCGAGGTGTCACGCAATCACGTGATCCGTGCGCAGACCAAGCCGGATGGCACGCGGGAGTATGTCATTCAACGTCGGGTGTCGGATCGGAAGTTCCCGGTGGTGAAGGGTGGCTTTGCCTCGCAGGAGGAGGCGGCGGCTTACATGGCGGCGAATCCGCAGGAGATCATCGAATACAAGCTGCCGTTCCCGGAGCGTCCCTGGCTGGACAATCTGGAGCGGGTGGGTGGCACGGAGCGCAAGGGGAATGTGTCGCCGAAGAATTTTCAAGAGACGTTCGGGTTCCGCGGTGGGCAGTTCGGCAACTGGAACATGGGCGGCGATGGGCAGGAGGCGTTGAACTTTGCCTACGATGCGCTGCTTGACCTGGCGGATGCGCTGCAGGTGCCGCCGAAGGCGCTGAGTCTGAACGGGGAGTTGGCGATTGCGTTCGGAGCCCGCGGGCATGGAGGCAAGCGGGCGGCGCTGGCGCATTACGAGCCGGACTATCGCGTCATCAATCTGACGAAGATCAAGGGCGCGGGTTCGCTGGCGCATGAGTGGTTCCATGCGCTCGATCATTTTCTCGGGCAGCAGGATCAAGCGTTGGCCCGCTTCAAGACGGGCAAGTCGAAGCTGTATGCGAGCTACGGACTGTCGACGACGAGTGATTTGCCGACGGTCCTGCGGGAGCGTTTCGAGGCGGTGATGAAGTCGCTGACGGTGGCAAACAAGGAGATCCCGCTAAGCGCCACGGCGGAGCAGGACAAGGTGACGCGGACGGTGGCCAATCTGCAGCAGG